AATGGTAACCATTCTAATGATGCCGTGATCGTGAAACAATTCCATTTGTGGGGTCTTAAGAACGGAGTACCCACCGGTACCATTCATGATGCGTTCTTCACGAACGCCGCGGATATGCTACAGGCCAGGGCAGCTCTAAGACAAGTCTACGCTAGGACTCTAGATAACAATGTGATAAAGGCAACTCTTGATGAGATGCTAGCCAGAGGGTTTCCAAAGGAGTTGTATGATGCCTACCTCAACGAGGCCATAGAGCTCGGTCTTATACCTGTCGTTGGTAGATCTAGGATAAATGGTAAGCTGCTCAAAGATACTGACATTCTCATGAGGGAGGATGTTCTGAAAGAGGTACCGAACGATTTCTTTAAGGATTTTGGTTGGTATGGCGTGAACTAGGTGAACCCGTTAAATTAACCCAGGTCGCGTTTTTAATAATGATATACCCTAAAAGGGTGTATACCGATTATTTTCGTGCGGGGATTGTATCCCTGCACTTCAATTGAGTCGTACTCAAGAGGAATTAGCAATGCCTGACGATACACAGCCAAACAGCCAAAACCCCCTGGTAAACGATGGAGCAGGTCAGCCTACTCAGAATCAGCAGCCTGGCCAGCCACCCGTAATACCAGCAGATGTAGAGCGTTTGGTATCAGAGAAAGTCGCTGCAGAGCTGAAGGAAATTAAGACTAAACTAGATGGTGCCTACAACGTCAGAGATGAGGCGCTTAAGAGAGTCAAAGAATTCGAGGCTAAAGAGCGAGAATTCGAAATCCAACGTCTAAAAGACCAAGGCAAGGATCGCGAAGCGTTCGAGGCGCAGTTGGCAGACGCCAACGCAAGGATAGAGAGTTTGTCCAAGAAGAACGTTGAGCTGACACGCGACGTGCAGCTTAATGGCGTCTTGGCGACTCTCCCGTTTAGAAACGACATGGCTAGACAGACAGCCTTTCGTATGATAGCGGAGAACCTGGTCCAGAACGACAAGGGCGAGTGGGTCCACAAGGATGGTCCCGCGATTGCCGATTATGTAAAGGCGTTCAGTTCTAATGACGAAACTTCCTTCCTGTTCAAACAGCCGGTTTCCAGTGGTACTGGGAGCGACGGTGGTGGGAAGCCTCCGGCCGTGTCTGGTGAGAAGAAGTCATTGTTTGATCTATCACAATCTGAAGTATTAAAACAAGTTGAGGAAGGCAGAATAGTCGCTCCTCGCTAGACATTTAGGACTCTTAAATGACAGTTCGTACCAACGTTGGTGGAGCCACCAACTACGTTCTCCAAGAAGCCCTCGGAGCATACTCGCACGAAGCCTACACGAACGCCCGCAAGCTGTCGGGCACGGGTATTGTTTCTTCGAATCCGAATATCAATCGCGATACCGAGACTTACATCGGTCAGATGCGCTGGTTCAAGCCGCTCACGCCGACGATTAACGTCGCGTCGCTGACGGACTCGGCGGATGGTCAGACGACTTCGTTCACGTCGGACTACCTGACGTATATCAAGACCGCTCGCACGCACGGCGCGTCGAAGGTCAACCTGCAGCAACTCGTCACGCAGCAGGACGGTCTGGCCAAGGTCGCTCGCGACTTCGGTGAGACTCGTGCCCAAGATGAGCACAACGCCATTATGGCCGTGCTGAAGGGTGTTGCCATTACTGAAGCTCTTTACGGCGCTTCTTCGGCTGGCGGCGGTGTTGGGCTCGGTGGCCAGTCGTTCACGAACGATCCGGTGGACAAGAAGTACGGTTTCTATGTGGATCTTGGCAATACCAAACCCGTCATCGATATGTCATCGACGGCAGCTGGTGCGGCCCGTGCGGAAGGCTTGCTGTTTGCCTTCGGTAAGGCATTCAAGGACTACGAGCCGGAGTGGGCGTATCTGATTACGTCGCCTGAGGTGTACGCCTCGTTCCGTTCGGCCAACCTGGTCGACCAAACGAAGGTCACCGAGGGTAACGTCGATTTCGACACGATCTTCCAAGGCAAATTCCGTCTGATCCGTACGCGTGCGAACCAGAGCCTTAGCGCCACCGAGCTGGATCGTATCAATGACGGTGCCGGTGTGGCCATTACTGGCACGAAGACCTCGTACATCGTTCTTCCCGGCGCGCTTGCTATGGAGCCGTTGTCTATTCCTGAGCCTGTTGAAATCGATCGTAGTCCTGCCGCCTACAAGGGTGGCGGTACGACGTCGATATGGTATCGTTGGGGCTACATCATTCATCCGGCCGGCTACAACTGGCAGGGTAATGCCGATGCGTTCCCGTCGGATGCTAACTACTTCGACGTCATTGAGACGGCGACGCAGAAAGCTCTGGAAGCCGTTACCGATACGACTGGTTCAGACAATACTAGGGGTGTGTGGAACCGCAAGGTCAATTCCGCGCTCTCGTTGGGTATCCTGCCCGTGTTCCACGGCTAAAGGGGAACACACTTATGGCGATCGAGAAGGGTGTCAATTCCTTTGCAACAGTAGAAGAGGCCGACGCCTACTTTGAGGACCGGCTCGACGTCGCAGCCTGGGATGACGCGGCTGAGGAGCTCAAGGCCAAGGCGCTCGTCACGGCGACGTCGGTTCTGAATCAACTCGATTGGTCCGGAATCGCTGTAAGTGAAACACAGGCTCTAGCATTTCCCCGTAAGGAACTGTCCTACCTAGACTCAAAACTCGGCTATTACACAGTGATGGCATCGGATTCGGTGCCAAATATGGTTGTCAGGGCTACGTTGGAATTAGCATATCATCTGCTAAATAACGACGGACTCCTCGACAGCTCGGGCTCAGTGCGTAGTATAGTGGTTGGCCCGATACAGCTTGAAATGATCTCCTCTCCCTCAGTCATACCGAAAACCGTTTCTAAACTTGTAAGACCTCTTTTGCAGAACCGTGGCGCCCACTCTTGGTGGAGGGCGAACTGATGGGATATGCGAAGATAATAGACGCCAACCTTAATCTTGCTTTTAATCAACTTAAAGACCTTGCCAAGAACGTCACGTTCCGGAAGAAAGCCCCCATCGGCTTTGATTTCGGTAGTGCGGAGATGGACGAAGGACAGGCGGCAGACACTATCATAAAGGCCGTCGTGATAGACAACAAGAAGACTTCCGAAAAGCACAACCCTACGAAGAAAGAGATACTTTTCAAATCTCGTGGGGTGGGTGACATAACAATGTATGACTCTATAATTATCGACAATGAGACTTGGAAGATAGGACCGATCATAAGCAATAACGGTTACATCGTGTTTGCCGAGATTTTCAAGGAAGGTTGACATGGGAAAGTACGAGAACCTCCAGAAGGACGTATTCTCCGTGTTCGCCGATGACGCCTGGGTTGCGGAGGGCATAAAGACGTATCCTGCTAATGTGCAGGCTACAGATACGGGTGACGAGTTCGTTAGAGTCTCGATTATCCCCAGCGGTTTCGGAATCAATTTGAAATCAGTATCTGGTGTAGTTATAATAGATATTTTCATTTCTGCAGGTAAAGGTCCTAACAGAGCCTCTCTTATAGCAGACAAACTTGACTTGTACCTGGTCGGTAAGAGCCTATCTACACAGGCCGACGCAGTGACACAGTTCCGGCACAGCGTAATGGCGTATGACGGACTGGACACTGATAACAAGACTTTGTTCAGGTCAACCTACACTATCCAGTTTAGCTATTTTGGAGTTTTCTAGATGGCACACATCTCTTCAATCGGCGCGGGAATGTTTTCGGACCTGGCTATCGCCGTTCCGAGCACCCCTCCGACTTTCGCCAACCTAGACTCGCAAGCCGAATTCGACGCGCTGTTCGCGTCGGAGATCAACTCGGTTGGTGGCGTCAAGGGTGCGGCGACGTACGTCCGCGTGAAAAACGTTCGAGAGTTCCCCGCGATGGGCACTCCTCCGAATATCGTCAACGTTCCGACGTACGGTCAGCGTACGTCGCAGCAGATCCAGGGCCAGGCCGATGCCCCGACGATCGAGATCACCGTCAATTATGTTGCCACCGAGTGGGGCGACGGTAATATCCTTGGCGATCTCGTTGGTGACGGCAAGCAATATGCTCTTCGGTTCGCGCTGCTCAACGCGCCTCCGGCCAACTATCACTCGACGGCCTCTACCGGCATGGGTACGGGCCAGGTCGAGAATACGGTCTTCTATTGGATCGGTAAGATTGAGGCGATGGTCGTGAATCCGCAGCTTACGGACGCGAACACCGCCACCATCACGGTGTCTGTCCAGTCGCCGTTCTACGGCGCCTTCACGATCACGTAATATCGTTTCGACACAATAGGGGAGGGCGGGGAGTCCTCCCCTCATCAACCAAGAAATCATGACAAACGAGAATACTGAACAAGCAGAGAAGCCCTTCAGCTTCGATTACGTGGCCCGTACCACGATCAAGCACATGAGAAAGTGCGTGGATACAAGTATCAAGAAGACTATGGACAGGCTGCCGGAGTTTGCGGGCGATCAGTCGAGGTCTCAAGAGGTTTTCAAGACACTAACGTATCTCCACGGAATGAAGAAGAGTCTAGATGAGTTCCAGTCCGCAAGCACCAATGGAAAGTAAGAAAATGACAGGTATAAAATCACTAGTCGGTCGTAAAATGACCAAGAAGGTCAAGTTCATGGACACCGACGTCATGGTCAGCAAGCTCTCGGTAGCTGAGGTCATGGAGATCCAGGACCAAGCGAAAGATCTGAAGGATAATGAGAAGGAGGGTTTCGGGGTCCTGAAGAAAATTATCAAGACCTCCGTTGAGGGTGGCGATCAGCTGTCCGACGAGGATTTCGATAATTTCCCTTTGGATGAACTCTCTAAACTGTCTAATGAAATTATGTTCTTTTCCGGCATCGGCGAAAAGCAGGGAAAGTAGAATTCTCGGATGAGGATCTTCTGATCTACGAGCTAGCCTTCCATCTTAAGATGCCTGTATACGTACTACTCCAGGAGATGCCCTATGACGAGTTCATCTCCTGGATGGCGTATCTGGAAAAAAGACCCATAGGTTGGAGGGATGATGATAGGGCATTTAAGTTCCTCCAGACACAGGGTGTCAAACAGAAACCCTGGGAAGTGTTTGGTTCTTTGCAGCCTATATATCGACCGTCTGCTAAAGTGGAAGGCGGTAAGATAAGTGCTAAGTCTCTGATGGGCTCCTCGCTCTTCAATTACATAGCGGGCGCGCAGAAAGGTGATAAACTAGACATATGGTCAGAGTCCTAGGTGTACGGCAAGAGCTGCTGCGGATAAAGAAGGCGATGAAAGATCACGCAGACAAACAATTGCCTATAGAAACGAAGGCTATCGAAAGAAAATTGGTGGAGAACACGCCGATAGATACGGGACACGCTCGTCGTGGGTGGAAGTCAGACGGTAGGTCTATATCTAACGACGTGGAGTACATCGACAAACTCAATCGTGGCTCCTCCGAGCAAGCACCAGCCTACTTCATTGAGAAGACTGTGTTAGCACATAGGGGTGTTACTCCTAGTGGTATCATTGTTCGCAAGACATCAACAACCCGCTAGCTTAAAACCTAGCGGGTTTTATTTTGGGAGATATTGTGGGTATTCAGATTGATGTAAGTGCAAATACCTCCAAGGCCCAATACGACCTACAACAGTTAAATAAGTCTATAGCAAGTATTGAAAAGAGCTCACAGAAAACGTCTTCCGCAATTGCTGGAACCTTAAGAACTCTGGTATCCGCTGCCGCCTTTGGTGGTGTTTATGTGACATTGAGAAGCATAAACAGCGAGTTTAACTCCATGAATAACAGGCTCAAGCTTGTTATCGGAGACTTTGACGATCTAGCTGAAGTTCAGAACAAGCTCCTAGACATATCCAGGGAAACCAGGAGGGGTGTGTCGGACACTGTCAGAACCTACAGCAGGCTCTCCCAGTCGTTGTCTAAGGCCAATATTTCCACTAGAAATATTCTGAAAATAACTACTGCACTCAATAAGTCTATAGCTATTGATGATGGTCCTATAGAGTCGGCAAATGCGGCTCTAATCCAATTAGGTCAAGGTCTTTCTGCAGGTGCGTTAAGAGGTGAAGAACTTAACTCGGTGATGGAGCAATTGCCGAGATTTGCTCAAGTTCTCAGAGACGAGCTAGGTGCTAGCGGTGGCAAACTCCGTGAAATGGCCGCAGACGGCAAGATAACTGCCGATGTTATTTACAAAGCGTTGATAAACAATGCTGAGAAGTTGAATGAAGAGTTCAGAAAGACTGCCCCATCCATAGCCCAGGTCTCCAACAATCTGAATGGGGCTATAAGATTGTACATCAACAATCTGGATAAAGGTCTTAAGCTTTCTTCTCTAATTGCTAAAGGTTTTCAATCTATTACTGATGCTATTCTAGATGGTGCTAGAAGCGCCGAGGTTCTCGGGGACACATTAAGAAGAAATATCGGTGGTGCTCTGCAGACCATAAAGCCGCTTATGAACGTAATGTCGGCTATTGGTACGGCGATGGCTAAGGTATTACCGGGTGTCTTTCTTACCACTACGTTGAAGGGTCAGTTTAGGGCGATCCTCCGTGAAGTGGATGACAGTTTTGGTGGCGCGCTAACATACCTCAAGAATTGGAAACCAGCCTTTTTGGCTACCATTACTTCCACTACAGAGCAGGCAGCTAGGAAGTTCTTAAGACTGAATCCGGCGAACTGGTTCGGCAAGGGCGGGTGGAACAGGCAGACATTCGAGAGACTATTCAGCAAGAAATACCTAATGGAGGTCATGGAGGCATTCGACCTGCTTTCCATAGGTATACTAGAAGACACTAAGACCTGGTCTAGTTTCTTCGCGATAGTAGGCATAAACTTCAGACAGTTCGTCAGAATGATAGGCCGGTACGTCGGTATAATTCCCGATACGCTGTTCTTCATCAGACCTGGACTCCTTACACCGCTCTTCGAAACGCTCAATAACCTGGTGAAGGGCTTCGCTAATCTTGGTCTCAGGCTTTGGGAAATAAATAGAATCTTCTATGAAATATTTGGCCCAGGTCTGACGGCTCTAGTCTACACGTCGATAAAGCTATTTTTGAAGTTGCCTCTTATTTTCGACTATATAAATGCAGCCCTGGATCTTCTGATAACAGGTATACTTGCCGCTCGCAGAATACTGAGTGAGGCCTTCGCTAATAATGAATTCTTCGATGCAATATCTTTCTCATTCGATCGCCTTATAAAGAATCTTTCCGATTTCACATTGATGATGGCTACGCTAACATTGATGTGGAAGTCAGCATTTAAGCTGCTTGTGCAGTTGGTTGTGGGATTCGTGAATTTGACGATAGGCGCCTTCAAACTACTGGTAGCGGCCATCCGGGATGCTCTGGATCTAGATACTCCGTGGAGGAAGTTTGTCCGCTTCGGTGAGAATGTTACGGGTATATTTGAGGATATCTACAGCAAGGTGATCGGCGGTTCCTGGGCAGGCATCGTAGACATGATTTCCAGGGGCGCCAGAAGTCTCTCCGGCATGGAATTTCGCAGTCTTAAGGGAGTCTCGCGTATAATCGAGGATATTTCGTTTTCCTTAAAAAGACTCTTCGAGGCGAATAAACGAGCACAAGAAGGCATCATAAAGACTGTAAGTAAATTCTTCGGGTTACAAGCAGCACGGTACTTATTGCTTCGATTACTAGGACCATTGGGCTTCTTCGCGGACTTGCTATTGCAGATACGTTCCTTGGCAAATTTCACGAATCAGTTTAATACGACTCCCATGGAGAAGTTCCTAAGAATGTTCCCGACCATCAATGAGGTGGCTCGCGAACCATTGCTGAAATTGGAAGCATTCCTCATCAAGTTTGCTGTTTCCGTTATAAATGTATTTAAGCTTATATACGACAAGGTTATCGGACATTCGTACTGGACCGATATGATTCGTACTA